CGCGACTGCCGGATTTTCCGCGAAATAGAGCCCATAGCCGTAGACTTGCGCCCCTTCGCCGGTCCCGATGTATTTCGAGGAGAACGCGTCGAAGTCATGCGGCGAGCCGTGGAAGAGGGCTTGCTCGAAGAGCAACGACTGTTTGCCCTTCGGTCCCTTCGCGGCTTCCGGCGTCAGCGCGAACGGCGCCTCGAGCTGCGGCGTCGCGACATTCTCCTCACGGACCGCGCCCGCTTCGCCCGGGAGCCGCGGCTGCGCTTCGCCGGTGGGTAGGAGATCGACGCCTTGTTCCTTGGCGACCCAATCGCGCGCGGCGGCGAGCGCGACGTCTCGTGGCACCGGATACGAGGGCGGCGTGTTGCTCCGGCGGTGTCCTTCGCTGGTGATCGAACTGAGCGCAGACGCCAAGACGTCAGGATCGACCGGCCCCAGCGATCGTAGGTAGGTCTCGACGATTCGCTTCGCCGTCTCCGGTTGTGCTCCCGTTGGAGGCGGGGCAAGGTCGATGTCGAACGGGAGCCCTTGGTCGAATTCCTCGACGTTGAAGGACGCATCGCCGCCCAGGTCGACGGCATCGTCGGCGGCCGTCGTGAGGTCCTCGACGAAGCCGGCCGGCGGAACTTCAGTGTTCCACGTCGGCGGCAGCGAGGCCTTACTGAGGTCCTTCCACTCGCCGGCCGCGCGCCGCTCGGCCACGCGGAGGACGCCTTCGGCAAGATTGGTCTTGACGTCGTTCGTCTCGAGGATCGTGCGCGCCGCCGCGACGACTTGGCCGCGTGTGCCGCGAACCTGCTTCGCGACGGCGCGCCCCTTCGTGCCTTTATTCTGCGGGGCGAGGTACAGCACGTCGCCGTACACGGGCGCGCCGGCCGTGCCGGCGACCACGTCCGCGGCGCCGCCCGCCGCATTTCCGGTTTTGGCGCCTTCGCCGAGCCAATTCCACGTCCGCTCGACGTTCGGAAAGGTTTCGAGTTCGTCCTTGATCCGCTCGACTTCTTGGCGGACGTCGGGCGTGAGGCGGGCGGCGTTTACGGCTGGAGGTTGTCGGACGAAGAGCTCGTCGGGGTCGCCGCCTGGTCGGGTGGTCGATACCCCGCGGTCTCCAAGGCCACGGCGATCGCCTCCTGCTTCGAAAACCCCTTCTTGAGCAGGGCCAGGAGGTTGGTCCGAACGGTTGGGAAGTCCTTCCCCGGCTTCAGGTGTGGCAGAAACATTGAGACCCTCTGATGATACCGACTCGGGGCGCGGCTGTCGAGCCTCTTCGGCCGCGACGATCAGCGCCTCTTTTCGGGCCTGTTTCGCGGCCTGCAAGGTCGCGTCGGCCGCGGCGAAGGTGCTCCCCAGATTGCCCGAGAGGGAGACTTGCGCCGTCCCGGCAGGCTTCGAGCCGAAGAGTGCCTCGGCCCGTGTGCGCACTTGGTCGGCGACGTCGGTCGGCGCCAAGACCACGAATTCATCGCCCCCGCGGCGGAACACGCGCTCCCCGACGCCGGCCTCGGTCGCGGCTTGCTTAATGGCGGTCGCCATGCCTTTGAGCATCGCGTCGCCGGCTTCATGCCCGAGCTGCTTGTTGACCTGCCCGAAGTTGTTCGCATCGAATGCGACGACGGCCGTGTCGGGATCGGCTTCGGCCGCCGGGAGCGCCTTGTCGAGCGCGGCGCGGTTGGCGATGCCGGTGAGCGGGTCGGTCTCGGCGGTCCGTTTGACGTCGCGCAGCTCGGTTTCGAGCTCGAGGATGCGCTCTTCCGGTGTGGCGGCTTTTTTGACGACTGGCGCCAGAGGGGCCGTTCCCGCCTCGGCGGGGGCCGCCGGTGCCGTTCCCAGAGCCGGCCGCGTGATGGTTGGCCCGCCGGCCCCGTACAGCGCGAGAATCGCCTGCGGGTCAATTCCCGCCTTCTCAGCGACGGTCCCGAGGCCGGCGCGCCACAGGGCCCCGTACGTCTGCGCGGTCTCAGCCGGCATCCCGGCCCCGACGAGCCGATCGGTGATCGTCTGCGTCGCTGTGTCGAGCGGCGTCGGCGCCGGCGGCTCGGTCGGAATTGCCGCCATCTGCTCCGCTTCGAAGGCCTCGGCTTCGCGCACGTTCATCTCGTCCGGCTTCAGCCGGAGCTCTTTCGAGAGGAACGCGTTGTGTTCCGTGCTGGCGAGCTTCACGGCATACGCGGCCGTTGGGATGCTCAGGTCTTGATTGAGACTGACGGCCGTCCGATACGCCGTCGGATCCCCGGTCAGGTCGGTCGCGACCGCTTCAGGGTCGAGCCCTTTGCTCTGCCAGTACGTCGCCCAGGTGTCGATCGGCGCGTACACCGTTTCGAGTGGGCTGCCTTTGGTCGCCTGCGCGAGAAAGGCCTCGACCGCCTCCGGTGAGCGCTTCAGCGTCTTCGATTCGGCCGCCACGGTGCCGAGCTGCTCGAGGACATGCGCCGTGCCGTGCGCCGCGATGGTCGTCGCCCCGACCGCGGTAATGGTGCTGATGAGGGTCGCGGCCGCCTGTGAGGGACGCTCGTTCAGGTAATCGACGAAGGTCCGATCTTTGTTGACTGGCAGGACCGCCCACTCGTTGAGGTCCTGTAAGATCGTCGCGACTTCCTCGCCTGGCACTTCCGCGGCGACCTGACGCATCAGCATTTTCCAGAGCGGCGCTTTTGCGGCGACGTCCCCGAGCAACCGATGCGCCGGGATGTATTCGGTCGCGACTTCGATCGCGCCTTGGAGTGCGCCGAACCCGGCCGCCTTCCCGACGTCGACACCTTGCGCCCGCGCCTGCGTGTAGCTCTGGCCGCCGGTCGTGATGCCGGCCGCCGTGAGGAGCGCGCCGGTCCCGCCGGTGATGAACCCCAGCGCAATCCCCGGGGCCATCTGGCCGACCGACTCCACGCCGCCATAGATGCCCCGCTCGACGAAGCCGGCACCGGTCTGGGGCCCACGTGCGCGTTCGGCGAGCCGTTCCGCGACCTTGGCCGTCCCCGCGGCGAAGTCCGCGAGCTGTGCGCCAGGTGTCAGTCGTCCGGTCACGGGCGGCGGGACATGGCCTTCACTATCGGCCATCATCGCGGCCGAGTCGTCCACTTTGGCGAGCGCATCAATCAGGCCCGTCTCGGCCGCCGCCTGAATCGAACCCCAGATACCCTGACTGAACCCCGCCACGCCCGCCCCGAGGGCGCCGGCCAGGTTCCGGCCGACGCCGAGGATGCGTTCCATCGCGGTCAGTGGCACCAGATCATCGTGCGTGAGTGCCGCGTGTTGCGGATCGGCCTGCAGCCAGCCGGCGAGTTTCGGACTCTCCCGGCGAAACGTCTCGGCGTTGAACCCGTGTGTCGTGACCTGCCGTTCGACCTCGGCGAGATTCCGCGTGATCGTCTCTGCCGGCAGCCCGGTCTGCAGCCGGAGCTTGAACACCTTGGCCGCCTGATCCGGAGAGGTCTGCTGGCCATTACTCAGCGCGACCTTCAGGCGATCGGGGCCGTCGTCGTCGGGAAACGCCGAGAGCGAGCCGAGCGTCGACTGCCGCGCGCCATCGGACACCTCAAACGGCCGCGGTATATCCGGCGGATCGTCCTCGGGAAAGGCGGCAAGCGGATCGATCATTCCTCGCCTCGCATGGCGGCTTCGATCTCAGCCCGACTCCCGCCGATGAGCCGAAGGCCGTAGGCCCGCTGAATGCGACTCTCGAACCGTGTCCGCAGTTCACTGTCGGGCATCGCCTGCAGCGCCGGACTCAGGCCACGCGCGTAGTTCAGATACTCGGCGAAGACCGGGGGCGGAATCTTCTCGGCGGGAACATACGCGCGTTTGCGATCCTTGACGTTGACGACCGTCGCCGCGACGCGCGCCGGGTCCGTGCCCCACACGTCAAGCATCACCTTCCGATCGACGATGTCGCGCATGATCTTCTGTTTCTCTTCACGCCCGATCGCCTTCCCGGCCCGCTGCTGCGCGTGGTCAATCTCCGTCTCGACCACGTTCCGCAGTTGCCCGAGCGTGCTCCGCTCGTCGTCGGTTTTCGGCGAGTACGCATCGAAGCCGGCCGTTTGCGCGGTCGTCTTGAACAGGTCGTCATCAATCGTCGCCGCCCGGACGGTGTCGTCAGACTTCGTAATCGCCCGCTTCTTAGTCATCAGCCGATTGACGTGATCGACCCCCAGATCAGGCGTGAGCGCGAGCACCTGGTTGTCGGTCATCTGCGACAGGATCCCCGGCGAGTCGTAGTGCCAGAGCATTGCCCAGCCCGCGCGTTCCTTTTTGCTTTCCCTCAGACGTTCGGCCGCTTCGTTCCGTTGGCCGGCGGTATACACCCGGTTCGCGCGCTGCTCGGCGGCTTCGACGATCTTCTCGGAGACCTGGAGTTGCAGCGCACCGGGGGCATTCACGTATTCCGGCAGCGTCCGGATCTGCTCAAGCGTCGCCCCTTCATTGACCGCTTTCCAGAGCGTCCCCGCCGTGGCTTCTTTGCGATCCTGCCGGGCGGCGTCGAGACCACTCTTCCGCTCGCGGAGATAGCGGATCGTCGCGTCCAGAGCTTTCGGGTCGTCTTTGAATTTGGTGCGCGCCGCGGTTTCCATCGTGTCGAGCGCAATCGGGTCCCCGTCGCTCTTCGGCCCGTGCGCCTGCCAGATAGCCTCCGACGCGCGGAGTCCCTCGCCTGCGGTCGACGCGCTCTCGAGTTGTGCGGTGAGCGCCGCGCGTTGGTCGCCAGTGATCTGGTCCTTGACTTCGTCGAAGTACCACGCGGCCCGTTTGTCGTCGCCTTCCGCCAGATACTGCTTGATGACCCCAACATGGGTCGCCGTCCGCGCGGCGGCAATCTGGGCGTCCCTGACTTCGGTCGGCATCCCGGTATGCGCCGCCCGTTTCGTAATGATCACGGTTTGCTTCTGCAGTTCCTCAGCCAGCCGGACATCGACATGCGCATTCGCGATCCCGAGCTTGATGCTCGAGTCGAGTGAGGTGTTGTAGACGGCCGTTTCGTAGGCGTCGAGTTCTTTCCCCCCGTAGAGTTCGAGCGTGCGCGTGATTTGCGCGCGCCGCCGATGCGTGAGGTTTTCCGCCGCGGCGCGGTCTCGCGCATTCATCTTCTCGAGCAAAGGGCCGGTGAAGACATCGAACGCGGTGCCGACCTTGTCCGGGAGATCGAGCGCGTCTTTTCCGTGGACAGTGTTCAGGACGCCGGTCTGGGCGTCATGCAGATTCGCGTTTTCCCAGTCGGCGGTCTGCCGATCGAAGTCAAGGAGGTCCGCGTCACTCTGGCGCGCCTGGGCTTGGGTGTAGAGATTCACGCCAATCTGCGCGACCTGCTCGCCGAAGCCCGCCATCGCCTCGGCCGTCTGTTGTTTCGCGCGCCCGGTTAATCGCGCGGCCTGGCCCTTCGCCTCTTCGAGGCCGGCGCCTTGCGACTGTGGGGTTTCCCCGGCGGATTTCCGGACCCCGGGTAAGGCGTCGAGGCCGATCTTCCGTCCGCCGTACCGGCTGACTGTCGGCATCAGCGGCGACCCATCCCGTACCGCGCCATCAGCAAATTACTCGTCCCACCGACGAGCGTGGACGCCACATTCCACTTCGCCGCGCTCGACGCTGCGTCCCCAGCCGCGCGCTCAGCTCTCCCGCGCACGATCCCTGTTTCGGCGGCGTAGTCGCCTTCTTTTCGAGTGATGGCGGCGCGCCGACGATAGTCCTCACTCTGGACTTTGAAGCCCCAGGCTTCCCGTGCCGCATTCGTCCGGATCGTGAGCGCGTCCATCTCGCCCAGAAAGGCGGCATCCGCCTGCACGTCCACGGCGGAGCCGAAGCCGACATCGACATTCCCCGCGGCGATTCCGGCGCGTTGGGATCCGATGAGGCCCCGGACGCCGGTGCGAAAGCGGGATTCTTCATCCCGCCCGCGATCGATCGCATCGGTCGCTTGCAGATCCGCGACCTGCGCGTTGTAGTCCGCGAGGCCCGCCTGGTCGTACGCGGATCGCTGCTCGGCCAAGCCCTGCGCGCGCGCCGCCGCGTCACTCTCCTCCCCCGCTTTCTTCGCGGCGCGGCCCGCTTTGACTTGCCCGACGACGTTCATCGTCGTTCCAAGGGCCGAAAGTCCCAAGGCGAGCGCGGTAAAGGCGGCCACTAGCCGCCGACCTCCACGCTGGGAATGACGCCGAGAATGGTCAGGGGTAAAGGGTCTGGCTGTCGAATCAGAATCCGCCCGCGCTCGTTGAAGTTGGCCGTAATCGTCTGCTCGACCTGTCCGCTCGATTCCTGCGGCACACCCTCCCAGAGCTTCGTCTTATGTGGCGTCAGGTGGGCGGCATCCGGGCCGACAAGGAAGCCGCGCGATGAGCGATCGATCAGCAGCGCCAGGCTGACGACTTTCTTTTGCTTGTCGCGGAGCGCGCTGCCCTGCACGTCGAGGTCAAGTGTCTCGATGTCGGCGAAGCGAATCGGCAAGCCCACATGGACGATACTCGCCGGGGCCGGCAGAGGGATCGCGCCCGCCGTCACCTTGAAGGCCGCGGCATTGCTCGCCGTCGGATCGCCGTTGAACGCCACAGCCCCGTCGGCCAGAACAGCGACCGTCTGCCCCTCGAGATGGTTCAGGCCGCTCACACTCGAGACCGCCGCGCCGTTGTACGTCAGGCCCGCATCGACGAAGAATGCGTCGAGGGCGAAGTTGACGATCTCCCGCGGCTCGAGGCGCTCGATGTAGCGCACAAACGCCCCGTTGATCGTCCGCTGCACGATGAAGTAGACGGCGTCCTGCTTCCCCTCCGGCACGACACAGACATCGACGAAGGCCGCGCTCGCGCCGCTGTCGTGGCGATGCCAGCCGAAGACTTCCTCTTCCGGGATATACGTCAGGCCGAGCAGGGCCCCATCGGATCGACAGACCCACACAACCGAGTGCGGCGTCTTTTGCAAGTCGATCGCCACGATGGTGTAGGCGTCGAAGAGATGACTCGCGTAAATCGTCAGGTCGCGTCCACCGAGCCCGATGACCTGCTGATCGAATTGAAGATCCCGCATGATCTTCCCGCGGCTCTCCGCGTAGACCATGGCGTTACCGACAATGACCGGCTCGACATCAGCCGAACCGACGTAAATCTCCTGATCCGCGACGATGCCGTTCGGGGTCAAGGGGGCCCGCGCGTCGCCACCGTTCACAATCCAGCCGCCGGCATCCGTGAGCACGATGAGGCTCCTGAGCGCGAGCAGATGGCGTACCGGATTGTTCTGACTGCCGGCGATGCGAAAGGTAATCGCATCGTCATCCTGTAGAGGCGACGCGATCCCGAAGTTGCTCGGGAAGCCCGTCCTCGAGCCGAATACCCCATCCGGCACGGTATGCGTGTGCGCGAAGATTCGCCGCTGTTGATACGTGCTCGAGAAATGCGGCCAGTCGTTCGGGACGACGAACCGCGCGGTCGGGATCGGCGGGGTAAGCCCAAAGTCTGGCGTGAAGCCGGTATCCGAGAAGCTCGCCTGCCCTGTCGCGGTGCCGATGAAGCCAAAGGTGCCGTTGGCGTAGGGGTCGCAGTAGACGTAATACTCCGGCACCCCGGCGATGGGCGTCCATGACACGACATGCGGCGCGGCCGTCGTCGGCGCGGCGGCGGCCGCGCTAAAGACGACGTTGGTCGGGTTCGATTCTTCGTACGTATCCGGTGCCGCGGCTGTGACGACGTAGGCGTAGCGGCGCGTCCCTACTCCGCCGAGCGCGAGCGCGAGCCCGGCATTCGGCGGCGCGACGGCCGGCCCCGTCACGATCGCGCGCAGGATCCACGTCGTCAACGAGACATAGACCAGCTCGTACGGCGTCACATCGTAGTGCGTGAGCGTGAGGACCTTGCCGGTCTGATGCCAATGGAAATGCTGCCCGAGAAACGGATTGGGCAGCTCCAGAATGTCGGTCGGCATCGCGTACCAAAAGGCAGCGTTGGGCGGAGCCTGATTCAAGCTCGCCGCCTTCGCGTAGTAGTTGACCCCGCCCTGCACGACGATGTCGCCGACGACGTAATTGACGATGGCCGACCAGGCCACGACCCCGGTCAGCGTCACCCGCGCACCCGCTTTATAGAATCTGAAGTAGTCGAAGCCTGCTTCGATCAACACGCTCTCGCCAGCAATCTCCGAGACGTAGCGAAGGAGCTGCACGGTCGCCGCAGCCGTTTTACACGAGGCGATGTACCGCGTCCCGGGCCGATTGGTCACCCCGCCCGAGCGCTGAATGATGAAGTTGCGGCAGGTCCGCAAGCCCGTCGTGTACTTCACGAGGTCGGCGCGCGCGTGTAGAGCCGGCGCGAGCTCCCCGCCGCCGAACGACCGTTGAATCACGGCGTCGCCCATTAGTTGACCCCGTGCTCTTCAATGAGCTCGCGGCCATCGGCGGCGTGATGCACGACCACCGCGTCACCTTCTGCCACGTCGTCGACGAGAATCCGCGGATGACAGGGACAGTCTCGCGTCTCGGCGTGCTCGACCAGATCCTTCAATGGCGTGACGTGAATATCAGCCATCTAATTCGCCTCTCCGCACTCGCGGACGAGGATCTCGAGCTCCCAGAGGGTCAGGTCTTCCACCGGCGAGCCAGGCGTCAAATCGAGCCCGATGTAGGTCGCTTGATTCAGCATCGCGGCGATCTCGTCGTCACCAAACATGTCGACATCACGGAGCACCAGAAAGGGCGCGACCTTGTGGCGACGGAGCTCGCTCATGAGTTGCGCCCCGCGATCCAATCGGCATCCCCGCCGCGGTTTTGCGGTTCGGCTTCGTTGGCGTTGGCGACCCGCGCGCGGTTCAGGGTGTCGAGATACATGGCCCAGCAGTACGCCTGCTTCTTACTGTCCTTCGTCAGGCCCGGCGCAAAGGAATGCGCGAGCCGCCACTCGAGGCAGTCGTTGAAGAGGGCATCGCCGGCGCCGCCGGCGCAGGGCGGCCGGAAGCTGTACTCGAGCACCGCGTCGGCTTCATCGGTGTAAATCAGATCGGCGTCGGCGCCGATCGTCGAGGTGTCGTCCTGCCCATGTCGAAACGGTGGAGGATTCGGATCGTGCTTGCGCGCCATGCCCGACGCCACAATGCGCCGCGCGAAAATCATGTTGGCCGGCACCCGGTACGCGTACGTCCAATCGCCATTGACCGGCACCGTCGGCGTGCCTGCAACGAGGGTCAGCGTCGCGTATCGTGTGGTGAACGCCCACGGGAAGTCTCGCTGCGTGGCGGCGACGTCGGCCTTATAGTGCAGCCGCGCAAGCGTCGCCTCGACGGTCAGTTCCGTTGTGATGCTCGTGATTTGCTGCGTGCTTCCGAGTTTCGAGAGCGCCCGGTTCACCCGACGATGCGTGTAGGGCAAGCACAGTGTCTCGACATCCGTGTCGAGGTCAGAATCGACCGTGCCGGGTTCGCCGATGCACGGGTTGTCGCCCTCGAAGTCTTCGCAGCCCGGCGGGAATGCCGGCGGCGGTTGCCCGGTGCCCGGCTCGACCGGATCTTCCCGACCGGGACAGCTCCATCCGTTATTGCACCCGGTCGCGCTGCCAGGAAAGACGAACACATCGTAAACCACCCCGTTCGCGTTCAGGGCTGAGTCGACGATGATCGCGTCGATGTCGCCTGCCGTAATCCCGGTGGCGGCGTTGGTCGCATTCGTCAGCTCGCTCGACGTCGTGCCGGTATGCGCCGGATCCCGGAAGAGCGGCACGGTCGCGTTGTGCGGCGTGACGAGGGCGAACGCTGGACGCCGGCCCGACGCGGGCGTGAGCGGGATCGTGCGCGGGTTGACGGCGTTCCCGACATAGGAGACCAGTTGCAACACCCGCGGGATGCCAGGATCATTACTGCCATCGTTCCGCCGCCAGAGGTTGTAGGCGTTCGTGGTGCCGGCCTGATTGTGTGCCGACAGGCGCGAACGAAAGATCCCGATGTCAAAATCGCCGAAGTCTGACGACTCCGCCGACTCGAGTTTCGAGGCCGCCGAGACGGCATGCCCGACGCCCTTATACCAAAGCTGCGCAACTGCGGCGAGCGTGTCCGGATCTTCTTGCCAGAAGAAGCCCGCCTCCGGTTGAAAGTCCGCACGGAAGAGCGGGTTTGCGAATGGGCCCGCCGTGCCGGACAGGTGCGCAAACGCCCCGTTGAGCATGAACCGCATCGCGGCGTCGGAGTAGGCCACATAGCTATAGGTGACGCCGGCGACGTTGCTCTGCCCGTTGCCGGCCAGGCGGACCTTGACCTGCATCTCTTGCCCGTCGACGCCGGCTGGCGGGGGGAAGCTCGCATCGACCTCGAGATTCGGGATGAGACTCCCGAGCGGCCCGTTGTTGAGAGCGGTATGTGGACCCAGGCACGAACTCCACCAGCGCGCGCCGTTCAGCGGTGCGCCAGACGTCGGCCGGATCCAGAGCCAATGAATCGGGACCGGGAAGATGAGGTCTTGCGGTTCGGCCGAGCCGGCATACGTGCCGGTGATGAGCGTGACGGTCGCCGGGGCCATGATCTGAGAGAAGGCCCACGGCGTGTAGGGATACGGCGCATTGTGCACGCCGTTCATGTGGGTCAGGACAATCGGCTGAATCGCCGCGGTCGTCGAGCCCGGGGCCCGCGGATCTTCATCGCCCCAATGCCCCAGCACTTCCGCGACCGCAAAGAAGCCGGTCTCGTCCTCGACCTGCGCGGTGTTGGAATGCTCGATATAGAACTGCAAGCCGCTCAGCGACGGCGGCATCGCGACCCCGCTGTTATAGATCCCGAACCGCCAGACCTGCGTTCCGGCGACGAGGTCGTTCGGCAGCATGACGATCCCGCCGGAGGCGAGCTTGTAGCCGATCTGCCCGTTGGTGTTCCCGCTCGACTTGCTGTTACAACAGAGCGCGAAGGCCCCGACCCCGATCTGCCCGGCCATGCCCTCGATGCTCACGTCCGCATCGGTGCCGTAGACAATCGTGTCGAGCGCGACGTTGCTCGTCTGCACCATCGGCGGCGGTTGATCGGGGAACTGCTGCTGCTGAATCCGCCAGCCCTCGATCGGGTGCGACCAGGTGCCAGCCGAGATGATGCTCTTGCAGCGGATCAAATGGCAGCGCGATCCGCTGAACCATGACGGATCGGTAATGACTGACGAGGGGCCGGTCGTCGTGAAGGTCGGCAACTCCGCGTTGATCCAGTCGTCGATGTCGTATTCGATGCCGTTCGCCGCTGAGAGCGTCCGCCCGATGGTCGAGTCCGTGTGCCCGGTCCCGTTCAAGCCGGACGCGCCAGGCACCGAGAACTTTAAGACGCCGTTGACGTAGACGTCGAAGCCATTACCGGCCGCCCAAGGGCCAGCCGCGACGAAGGTGCTCTGCCGAAGGATGATGTCGATCCGATACCACGTATTGAGCGCCAGGACGCCGGCCGAACCGTGCAGCGTGATTGTCGAGACGGCATTGCTGCTACTGATGGTCAGCTCGCCCGCGGCAGCGATCCGGAGCAACATGCCTTCCTGCCCTGACGGCGTCGACCCCGAGCGCCAGAGGTCCGTGGTCGCAGACGGCAGCTTCCGCAGACGGACATAGAAGCGCTCCCAGCTCGACGCCACGCCAGCGCCGGCGGGAATCAGCGGCGTGTGCTGGTGATTGACCGAGGTCGTCGCAGGCTCCCGCACGGCCATGCCGATACCGTCGACGTGCCTCGAGGAGCCGCGTGAGTAAATGTTATTGCTTGAGCCGGGCGTGCCGCCTTCGCCCTCTGGCGGCAACTCAAAGCCATCGATCCAGCGGCGGTTGCTGATGGGTGTCGGGGGCGGCGGCGGAACCACAGCGCCCGACCCATCGCCGCTGCCTTCGCCGGCCCCGCTCGCGCCGTCGGCCGGCTCGTAGAAGAACGTCCGTCGCCAGTAGTAATACGTCGTGTTCCCGAAGAGCGCCGAAATGCCAAACCAGCCGCCCGACTTCCGCTTGAAGCCATCGACATCGATCGGGAAGTTCTTGTCGCTGCCGGTGAACCAAGGGCTTGAGATATACGGCGGCGAAGGCGGCGGCGTGGTCTGGTGATACGCCGCCGGCACGGTCGGGAACCGATTGAGCGGATCGTAAATCTTGGCGTTGAACTCGACGGCCGCGGACAACGGGGCCTGCACTTGCGCGACGTCAAAGCCGTAGGTGCCCGCTCCGCCCGGCGCGAGGTCCGCCCCATCGGCGGCTTGCAGATCCGCGACCTGCTTCTCGTTTGTCAGGTAGATCGAATACTCGAGGATTTCCCGCCGGGTGCTGCCGAAGATGCTCATGGGTTAGTTGTCCGACTCCGTCACTTCGAGCCAGGTGCTGCCCGCCGTGAAGAGCAACACGATGACCTTGCCCACTGCTCCGACGTCGTTCGCCGACCCCGTTAGGTCTATCGCATTCGTGGCGGTCGGATCGTCGTCATCAACGAGCGTGCAATCCGTGTCGGTGTGCTGAAGAATCAACAGCATGCCTTGCGAGCCACCCGTGATGGTGTTGATCGACTCAGGACCGGTGCAAGCGAGAACGTGGTGATCGCGCGTGATCTGAACGGTAGTCGCTCCATCGACTGTCAGCGTCGACGAGGCGCGCCGTTGCTTGAATGAAGACGTGTCAAAGATCGCTGCGCCGGTCGAACTCGAAAACGCGAACAGATCCGCCGAACTTGCGAGGTCGAGCCTCAGGTCTTCGCTATTACCGACAAGACTTCGGAACGTCAGGATGCCGGCCTGCTCACTACTGATACGAACCTGACCGATGATGATTGAGTCAAATGTCGTGGACGTGGCCGGTGTCCGCCGCCCAACCACGAGCGCGGTCCCGGTCATTGCTGCCGTGGAATGCACCCGGATTTGACTAAAGTTCCCGGCGGGGTTCTGAACGGTTGCATTCGACGTCACCGATGTCACAGCCGCGCCCGTTGCCGCGCTGAACATGGTCATCGGCACGAAGTTGACCCCATCCGGGGCCCCTTCAAGACTCAGCGTTCCTGTCCAAGTGCCGGAGATGTCGATCGCAACGTCTGGTGTCGTTGGGAGCGGAAAGACCGCACAGGAGCCCACCGTCCCGCAGTTGCCGGCGACATCCTGGGCGGTGATCGAGACCGGGCCAAATGGCGGCTGGGCGTGGCCCGTAAGACCGAGCATCCACACGGCGAGCATGAGCGCGGCCCCTGCGACGAACCCGTGCATTCTCATTCGTAAGCGATCCATGTCGGTCTTCTCCTTCCGCGGCGGCGTGAACATCAAGAGCAGCGTCGGTCAGTGACCCGCGGTCGGAGGGCCCGGAACGCGCGGTGACGCTCGGGATTGAGTCGGCACCGATTCCAGCTTCCGACCCCCGACCGCGGGAGCTTGAATCTACTCGCCGAGGACGTCGATATCGCCGGTCCCCGGCATCGCCTTTCCGCCGACTTTGTCGTCGTGGAACTGCTGCAACGCCTCGGCGCCCGTCGTGATCTTCTCGGGCGTCTTGCGATCAACGAGGGTCATCCAGATCTCTGAGAGCGCGTCGCCCTCAGCCACAAGGAACACGTCGCCGATGCGTCGGCGTTTGTTGTCGTAGTAGCCCATCTTGGTCGCGCGGACCTTGACGCCACCCTTACCGGCGAGTCTGGGCCCGAGTCTGGATCCGGGTGTCAGCGTCGGGTCAGGCGCGGTCTGCGGGCTGGCGGACGCCGCGGCCGGGGCGGGTGTGGGCATACGTTCGCGGGTGCTCTTGGCCATACACTCTCTCTCTTCTCCAACAGACGTGAATCAGCGCCGGCCGCCACGAACGACGGCCGGCGCTCAGGACGATTAGACGGCGTAGTTCTTGGCGTAGGTTTTCGCCAGCGTCGAGAACAGCGCGTGCGCCGTCAACCACGAGGTCAACGTGACGGTCGCGGCACCGCCGACCGGTGTGACGCGAATGCCGATGAACCGCAACGGGCCGGCCGCGGCCCAATTCTGCGGGAGCGGCATAAAGATCAGCGCGCCGGCCGGCATGTCCGCCGACAAGAATGTGCGCTGACTGAGCACGATGATGCCCGCGGTCAGCGCGGCGTCGGTCGCGTTGATGATTTCGACGAGGACGGTCGTCGAGGACGCCGCCACGATGACCGCAAGAGCGAAGCCCATCGCTTCGCCTTCACTGATTTCCCGTTTCGGCGTGCTGTTCCCGAGGTCGATGGAGTTGGTCGAGACGGCGACAGCGACGAACGCCTGTGCCGCGCTGACCAGTCCCAAAGCATCTACATACATGATTCGCTCCTCTGAAAAGTGAACCGGATAACAATGCCATTCCTACCCGATTGTTACCGGGTGATTTACGGGACGAGCGCTTCGGTGTTGAGCAATGCGTCGACCACGCGGACCGGCACGTCGGCGAACATCATCACGCGCTTGCCGTCGACGTTGTCGTACGTGAGGCCGCCGCCCGAGCCGACCGCCTGCCGCTCTTGGAACCGCAGCAAACGCCGCGCGGTGCGATTCATGTACCACACGGGCCGGCCGAGCCGGTTCGGGATGGTTTCAATCGCCCGCTCCATGGCGTCGATGATGCTCCGCGAAGCCGCAGCGCCCGCGTCGCTGATGTCGAGATTGCAAATCCGAACCACGTAGCGCCAATCCTTCAGCGCGATTCCCGCCTTCCACTGGAACCGCTCTTGGAGGGCGCGCATCCGCGAGCCCGGCAAGCCGGCCGTCATCTCGACGGTGACCTCGCCGAAGTCTTCATGGAGCAGTCCGGCCTTCGAGCCCTTCGGGAAGATGCCGGTTACGGTCTCGTCGCCCCAGCACACGAGCCAGATCGAGAGATTGTCGGCACCCGCGCCGGCGGCCTTGATGATGTTGTCGGCGTTCGCCGGTGAGCCGGCGGTCGTCGCATAGCGGGCGCTGAACCCGGTGAA